GAATATGGTAGATTCATCAAAAGGGGATAGGATTAGTTTGTATCATGGGGATTGTTTGGAGCTGATGAAGCTGATACCAGATAATTCTATCGACATGGTACTTACTGATCCTCCGTGACCTTATGGTACGACAGCCTGTAAGTGGGATTCAGTAATTGATTTTGAATTGATGTGGCTAGAGCTTAAAAGAATTACTAAAGATAATGGAGCTATTTGTTTGTTTGGTAGTGAGCCATTTAGCAGTGCTTTAAGAATGTCTAACATAAAGCAGTATAAATATGACATAACATGGAATAAGGTAGCTATAACCAATCCCATGCTAGCTAAAAAACAACCGTTAAGGTGCATCGAAAACATACTGGTATTCTATAGAAAACAACCTACCTACATACCTCAGATGCAGATTGGTAAAATGTGGCATAGAGGCGGAAAAAAAGAGCATACCACTGAAACATTAGGCAAAAGTGTGTTGATTAATAACGGTAGTGACAAAACAAAAACTAAATACCCTAAAAATCTAATAGAATTTAGCAACGCCAACAAAATGAACAACGTGCATCCAACACAAAAGCCAGTAGCTCTACTTGAATATCTAATCAAAACCTACACACTAGAAAATGAAACCGTACTAGATTTTACAATGGGATCTGGAAGCACAGGAGTAGCTTGCAAGAACTTAAACCGCAAATTTATAGGTATTGAAATGGATGATAAGTATTTTGAGATAGCTAAGAAGCGCATACTTGAGTAATCTAACCTTCAAGCCATTCACTAAACAGAAAGAATTTCTTAAGTCTAAGACTAGATTTAGAGGTGCATTTGCTGGTAAACGTGGCGGCAAAACAGAGATAGGTGCAATCGCATCAATCATATTACAAGAGCAAAGACCTAATTATAAACCAAACGGAATTGATCCATATCTAGGTGTCATTATAGCACCAACTAACGATATGCTTAGACGATTGAGCTGGAAGAAATTCATGGCTTATGCGAAACCATGCAAGATGATTCTACAAGATTGGAAAGCACCACTAGAAATAGAGTGGCATGATTCTGTAGAGCAAAATGAAAGCATGATCTATGGAATATCTGGTGATAGACCTGAGCGTTTGGAAGGTGTTAAGGCTAATTGGATATGGATAGACGAAGTATTTCAGATAAAAGAGCAGTTATTTCTTGAGGCATTGGCTCGTATATCGGATTCACAAGGATATATTATATGTACCGGCTCTTTAGGTGTTCAATTTGTTAATCCTAAACAGCATTGGGCTTATAAGTATTTTAAAGAAGAAATAGATGATGCCTTTGAATGCTTCGAGTGGGGAACTGCTGACAATCCATATTATCCACAAGAAGAGTTAGAACGAAATAGAAATCTATTAGATCCTCAGACATTTAGAGCTATGTTTGAGATATGTTGGGATGTGATACCAAAGAACGCTGTCTATTCAGATTTCTCAGATGATAATGTAGTTCATAATCTTATGTATAATCCTAAATTACCAGTTACTTGCGTTGTAGATTGGGGTTGGTCGCATCCTATGGCTGTCGGTATGTTTCAGTTTGATCCTCAAAAGGGTGAAGTATACCTAATAGATGAGATGATTAAGAGCAAGGTTAAGCTAGAGAAGTTAGCAGAATGGATAGACAATAGACCTTATACGATACAAGAATATATATGCGATATAGCTGGCAATCAAGAGCGTGAGCAAACTGGTAAATCTAATATTAAATGGTTCTTAGATAATACAGGCATAAGATTCAAGTATAGAACATCTCGTATTAATGAGGGTTGTGCTGTCGTTCGATCGTATATTAAGAACGCTAAAGATAAGATTAGGTTCTTTGTAAGTCATATATGCAAAGAGTCAATTGACGGATTGAAAAGATATAAATATCCTGAGAAGGATGGAATTATACAAAACGAGAATCCTGTAAAAGAAGATGATGATGCTTGCGATATGATTCGCTATTACTTTATGTATAAGCATGATCCTAAATATTTAAATCAGAAACCAATTGGCGTTTCTATGTATCGCTAAGGATAGCAACTAATGATTAATTTATTAAACCAAGATGAGAGATCAAGATTAATAGCTAACATTGACAGCGAGAATAACAAAGCTAGAAAGCAAGTTAGTCTTAAGTCTAGTGAAGTTGCTGGCGGTAGATTAGAGCAATATGTAAAAGATAAACTACGTGGGGAATTAGCGGAAGAGTCTGTTAAAGAGATGCCACTGGTAAGTTCAATTAATATTCAGAAGGCTATAACAGACAAGAAAGCCACGATATACAAACGTAAACCCACTAGGCGATTTACAGAAACTAGCGACGATCAAAAAGATACATTAGATCGTATCTATAAAGATATGAAGCTAGACATGAATCTAAATAAAGCTAATAAGAACTATATCTATCAAGAGCAAACTATAGGAATGATTGTGCCTCAAAATGGTAAGCTCATTACCCGTATAATGAAGATGCACCAGATAGATGTAGTGCCAAGTGCGACTGATCCTGAGCAAGCCGATGCTTATATCTTAAGTGCATTTGATAGAACGCTATACATCCAACATGACACCGATAAGAAAGACTATGCAACTGCTACCGGTGTACATGGTAGAGCTAATAGATCAACTGCCAGTGAAGACACTAAAGTAGAAGTAGCTGAGAAGTATCAATTTCAAAAGTATGTAGAAAAATATATAGTGTGGACTAAAGATCTACATTTTATGATGAACGGTTTAGGTGAAGTTATTAATCCAGATACAGGTGAAGCTGATAGCGAGATTGATATTAGTAATCCAATCGGAATGATGCCATTCTTTGAGGTGGCTAAAGATAAAGACTTTGAGTATTTCGTTAGAAGCTCTAATGCTCTTACTGATTTTACTATTCAGTTTAATACTCAGCTAAGCGATCTCAGCAATAATATAAAGATGAATGGATATGCTATAGGCGTTTTGAAATCACCAAGCGATATGATGCCAACAAACGTAACTATCGGTGCATCGATGCTATTGAAGCTGCCAACTGATAATCCTGATGCGGAAGTTGATTTCGAGTTTACTAATCCATCATCTAACATTGCTGAAATATCAGAAGCTATTGATAAGTTCTTAAATTACTTCGTTACTAGTGAAGGTTTAGGCGGCTCGGTAGTTAACTCTAGAGGTGATAGCGAGAAAGCTTCAAGTGGTATCGATAGATATTTAATGATGCTATCTAAGATCGAGTCGCATGTAGATGATTACGAGGCTTTCAACTGTGCTGAGCATGAGATATTTAAGATTATTAAGAAGTGGTTATCTGTATTAGACGGCTCTCAATTAGATCAAAAGTATCAGACAACATTACCAGAAAATAGTGAGCTAGAGATTGATTACTACAAGCCTGAGATGATTGAAACTGAGACTGAGAAGCTTACTAATATTGAGAAGAAACTAGATATGGAGCTAATGAGTAAGAAGCAAGCTGTCATGGCACTTCACGGAATAGAAGATGAAGATAAAGCGCAAGACTTATTAGATGATATTAGAAAAGATAATGAGCTATCACCACCGATGGTAATAGAGCCTACTAACTTTATGGAAGACGATGCCAAAGAAGAAAGCTA